GGATGTTATGTCTGCTTAACTCATTTATTAATCTTGGTTCAGCACTATCACCAACTATTAAATTATCACCAGCATACTTTTTATTTAATACTGCAATCTCACTTGTTGTAAGCTTTGTTTGATAAAAGCATTGTTGTACATAAATAATCTTATTATCCTTATCTATGCTTGTTTTAATTAATGTGCTTGGATCATTGCTAAACCCATAATCCTGACCAAATACTATTTTACCAACTTGCTTAAATTCTCCAATACTCCAATTGTTGTAAATAACACCTTCTGCTTTATCTAACCAACTTCCTAAGATAGTATGCTTGTATCTGTTTGGTCTACGTTTTTTCATTTGCTCTATTTGTTTAATATAGCTTTCTGAAAGGTTTTCTATGTTATCTAAATAAGTTGTATGTATGTAGGTTGTATCATCCTTAATAATATTGCTACCAGCTTCAACACCCCTTGCTTCAAAGAATCTTTGGTAAATAAAGTTTTCTTTTGTGGTTGGGTTTAGTATTAATATTACTCTGTTGTCTTTGTCCTTTTGCCTGATGGATAAATCTATTTTATCAAATATACTTTCATCAGTTAATTCTTCAGCTTCATCCAACACCCAAGTAGTAACACCTTGCAAAGATTTCAAGTTTGCTGTTTGGTCTCCTGAACTTGTTTTAATTCCTCTGAATAGTATTTTACTGCCAGTTTGCTTGTTTATGATTTCATCTTTTGTAATGTGAAAATCTTGCTCAATCTTTTGTAGTTCTAGCTTTTCAATAAACTCTGGAATGATTGATATACTAGCAGCTCTTAATGTATATCTAGTAAATAGTATCTTATGCCCTTGCTCATAAGTTAGAAGTGTAAGTAGTGTGTTTATTGCAAAGGATTTGCCTGAACCTCTTCCACCTGTGCAAATAAAGTATCTAGTATCATTTTCTAATACTAAATATTTATTGCTTAGCTTTAATTCCACTTATTAAATGTTTGAAATCAATACTTCTCTTTTCATTGCTGTTAATATCAACAGTATCTCTTGCTGTACCATAAGCTGAATCCATCAAAGCCTTGTATGCATTTACATCACCTTTCAAAGCTTTGAGTAGTATGCTTATTGTCATTCTTTGCTCATTGGTTAACCATTCTTCTTGGCCTGTTAATGGATTATCTTCTTTACTAAGCATTTGTAAAACTTCCTTTACAATTGTGCTTCTGTTTCTGCTTCCTTTTGGTCTGCCATTTGGATTTCCTGACTGTCCTTTTTTAAATGATATTAAATTTTGTTCATTTGCCATTGCTCATTGTATTCTCATTGTATTTACAAAATCATTTCCATAGTAACCAATAGCAATAATATTATCAATCCAGTAATGATTGCAGCAAGTATTTCATCACCTTCATTTTGCATATTTATCTTTGTTTGCATAAGTAGCTGAACATTGTGCAATTGCTTGTTCTCTACTTTTACCTTCTCTAATAACCATAGGGATGCACCTGATCATAAAGTCCTTCCTTGATTCATTTGCTTTTGGCTTTGGCATAATTATTTATTTATCCACTACAAGATTCACATTCATTATTATCTATGCTGCATTGTCTTGTTGGTACTGGTTTTTTTTCTAGTTCTTCTAGTAGTTTTTCAAACTCTGTTTTTTTTGTTTTGCTTAAATATGTTAATAGTTTCTTTTCTTTTGCTTGGGTATCTTTATCCATTATAGTTATCAAATAAACGTTTGCAATCTGCTATCAATTCTCTTACACAGCTAGAACAACTGCTAATTTCTCTATTGGTGTGAAGTACCCTATTGCTTATTTGTATAAGTTGGACTTGTTCTTGTTCTGTTAAGCTTGTTTTATTTAATTTAAAAAATTCTTTTAAGAATGTATATTCTTGTTCTTGTAGACATTCTGGTTTGTTGTATGGAAATAGTTTATTAAGTTTTATTCTTCTTTCTTCACACCCACAATCTTCACCAGCAATAAACTTTACTACCTTTTCAATGCCTGTTACTTTTGTTACCTTTGCAATTGTATCACCTAAACCTTTTGATTTGGTAGATTTTTTCTTTCTTACAGTTTTATTTTGTTTTTTAGTTCCTGTTTGCATTTTGCTATTGTTTTATGAACGGTTGCGTGACTTATTTTTGTTGCCTTGCTGAGTTTTCTAATACTGTGAAATTCTTTTCTATATAGGTTAAATAACTTTCTATCAAACCAATACATAGTGTTAAGTACCTCATCAATCTTTTTTTCAATATCTTCTTGCTGTTCTTGTGAATCAGCTATTTGTTTATGTGAATTATTTAAACTTACTTTTTTGTTCTTGTTTTTACTTTTTACTTGTATTATTCTTTTAAGTATAGTTTTAACAATTCCAAAATGTGGTTTGTTGTTTACAATTAAGTTTTCAATTTGAAGTTCATTGTTTGTTAAGTCATCAAAGACCTTTATATACATATCTTGTACAATATCAATAGGGTTTAACTCAGTGTTTTGGTACAGCAGCTTGTTTGCCATTGCTTCCCATTTTTTCTGATGTTGTGCCAAGATATTAAGAACCTCATTATGTGACAAAATATATTTTTGTGGTTATACAAAATTAATAACTTTTAGTTACATTATTGTATTCTAATTTTAAAAAACTGATGTTACTTCTTATTGCATCACAAACCCTGTAACCAGCAGAGGTAAGTTTTCTTAATTTATACACTTCAGGAACAGCAATATTTGCTTCATTGGTTGCTCTAGCAACAGATAGCTTTTCATTGTTTACTTTGTTGTAAACTATTTCTTCAAAGTCTTGGTGGTATTTAGATTTTATACCTTCAATGTAATACAGGTAGCTTGTAAGGTTTTTTAACTGTTCATTTAGCTTAACACCATCATTTATACTTGTGTTGTTGTACTGCTCAATAATCTCAGCAATTTTATTTAATACTTCATTCATTCCTTAACTGTTCTAATTCTAATAATAATTGTGTAAAATCTTCTAACCTTAATGCAACATAATCTTTTTCAAAGTTCTTTGTAAACACTACTAATGGCTGTTTATGTGAACCAATGCAATCATTAGCTGACTGTTCTAATGCCTTCCAGATGTTTAGCTTTTCTTGGTTCTTACACTCCCAATTAAACTCTGATAGTATTCCCTGAGTTGCCATAATATCACCCTTAATACTTAAACCCCCACTGTTTGGAGTTCTTCTTATTTCTGATCCAAATTCTTTGCTTAAATACTTTGCTACTTGCAATTCAAATCTTTTACCTTTTTTATTTGCATTCATTTATTTGCTTTTTAGTTTTCTAACCTCTCTGCCAAGATCAGCATCATTTGGGTATTTCTCAATCAGTTCTGTAATGGTTAATGTTCTCTTTCTTTGTTTAGGTTTATAAACAACATCTTTAACCTGTCTTAATTTGTTAAGTTTATTCATAAATTGCTTTTCCTATTAATATACCTAAAATAAAAACACAAAGCATCACAGCTACTATTGAAACATAATAACAAATCATTTCATCAACTTTTCAATTTCCTTATTTTGATTTTTAATTCTTTTATTAAGTGTATTAATATCAATTTTTAGTGTTTTAATCTCTAAATATTTTCTAGCTAATTCTAAATCTGCTTTTCTTTTCTTAGCATTTACCTCATCTATTTTTTTATGAAGAATATGCAAAAGCTTTAGGGTTTCAGTCAAAACCTCTAAATTTTTTAGTTGTTCTTTAGTCTTTGCTTTTTCTTTTGCTTTTAAAATAAGTATGTGAAACTCATTTTTAATGTTTATTATTTCTAGTAAATTCATTAGTATAATCTTAGTTGTTGTTTATGTTGTTCTATTCTTTTTTTAGCAATCTCAAAATATTTATTATCTAATTCAATACCTATAAAATATCTTTTAGTATTTACACAAGCCACACCTGTAGAACCACTACCCATAGTAAAATCTAAAACAGTTTCGTTTTCGTTGGTGTAAGTTAAAATTAAGTATTCCATTAAAGAAACTGGTTTTTGTGTTGGGTGTTTTCCTCTTTCAACATTAAATTCTTGGTATGATGAAGGGTTTCTTAATTCTTGATATTTTTTTTTAGTTTTAATACTGTTACCATAGACAGAACCTTCCTTCACACTACCTCCAATAATTGCTGATGACTTTACCCTTGCTAAACTCATTTTTGTTCTCTTTTGCATTTGTGGATTGTAAGTTGGTAATTTATTGTAAAAAACTGAAATAATTTCGTGCTCTATTAAAGGCATTTTTTTTGCATTAAAAAAATTACCTCCTTTGTTTTTTATCCATATCCAATCATACTTATAATTATTTATATTACTCATTCTTAAAGCACTACTAAATGGCTCACTACCAAATAAAACTATTGCACCGTTAGACTTTATTATTCTATTAAGTTGTTTCCACATCAAATCAAAATCTATAACACTATCCCATTTACAAGCTGTTGTTCCGTAAGGGGGATCTGTTAAAATAGCATCTACTGAAGCGTCTGGTATTGACTTCATAACTTCTAAACAATCTCCTTTTATTAAATTCATATTATTTATTTAAAGGGTTAACACCTCCTAAGGTAAAACCTAAACCATTGTTATAATCAAACCTCAAAGGTTCATTTAACATTGTAGGAGTTCCACCAGTTTCTTTGTCCTTAACTTTGTAAACGTGTAGTTCTGTAAGCATCCATAAATCTGGATGTGAAATTAATCTATGCACACAAAGGAAATCATCAACCCTGTTTGGAAACACTTGCCCACCCTCGCAGTCGGCTTTTCTTGGTGGTTGTATATGTCCATTAAGTAAATGATCTTGTGGATAAACTCTTCTAGCTGCTTCTGTTTGTGGATGCATACAAACATATACACTCTTGCCTGTTTTATTACAAAACTCTCTAACAAGGTTGCAGAATATATAGTTTCTTTCAAACATTGGT